ATGGCAGGAGAGTCAGAGCAGCAGCTGCGGGCGTACGTCGAGTACTTCCGTGACCTTGGCATCCATGAGTTCTATCGCCGCGGTGAGCCGCTGGCTGCGTTGGAGCCGGTGGTTGCGGAGCGGGTTGCGTTGAGCGCTCCTGTGGTCGCTGATAGCTCTCATGCTGTGGCTTCCGGTGTTGCGGTGCCGACTATTTCGATACCTTCTGTTTCGACTGGTCCTACGCCTTTGTCTCCTTCTTCCAAGTTGATCGGTTTCGATGATCTGGCTCCGTTGCCGGAGGTTCGGGTCGCGCCTGAGGGCCGGGGTGCGGCGTTGCAGTTGATCCAGGAGGAGATTGGGGATTGCACGCGGTGTCCGCTGGCGTATGCGGGGCGGCATACGATTGTGTTTGGGGATGGGGATCCGGGGGCTCGGTTGATGTTTGTGGGGGAGGGGCCGGGGGCGGATGAGGATGCGTCGGGGGTTCCGTTTGTGGGGAAGGCGGGGCAGCTGCTGAACAACATGATCCAGGCGATGGGGCTGAAGCGGGAGCAGGTTTACATTGCGAATGTGGTGAAGTGCAGGCCGCCTGCGAACCGTGCTCCAGAGCCGGTGGAGGCGAATACCTGCGACCAGTTTTTGCTGCGTCAGCTGGATGTGGTGCAGCCGGAGGTGGTGGTGGCGCTGGGGGCTACGGCGGCGATGTATCTGCTTGGCGTGAAGCAGCCGCTGACGGCGCTGCGGGGGCGGTGGCATAGCTGCCGGGGGGCGAAGCTGGCGGTGACGTACCATCCGGCGTTCCTGTTGCGGGATCCGCGGATGAAGGGCGAGGCGTGGAAGGATCTGCAGATGGTGATGGCGGAGCTGGGGTTGAAGGCTCCGGCGAAGGGGTAATCCCCTCTCCCCCCCTAGTTAAGTCCTAAAGTCTTCGAACGATTGGGGTTAGGTCCGGACTTCCGGTGCTCGGATGGCTGGAGGTATTGATTTTTCTGGGGCGATGGGTGCAAAGTACTCATTCCTTGATGGTTGTGGGATTCGTTTAAGGGAACAGCCCGGCTTATGGCCGGGCTGTTTTAGGTGCTGATTTAATTGTAGCGGATGGAGGGGAGTGAATCGGCGGTTTTTATTGTGGCTGCCGGAATTGTTCTGGAGTAGTGCAGACGCTTTTCTGGAGTACTCCAGAATAATTCCTGTATTTTGAACGCCTGGTTGGGGGCGTTTTGGGTGGTTTGGGTGGGGTGGGTCATGGGGTCACCGGGAGGATGGAGCTACCCCAATTCACGGAGTTTACGGACTCGTCGCTGGGCAGGTTTCCGGCTGCGAAGGTACACATGAAATAGCGGTTGCCCGAGTCGTTGCCCCAGCCCATCTCGAAGGGGTAGGTTCCGGCAGTTGGGAAGTTCACGACGACGTAGTCGGTGGGTTCGACGGGAAGGCCGCGATTCATCCGTCCTGCGAGTGGTGCGCCGAGGCCGGACTTCGAGGCGATGCCCGAGATCGAGGCCGAGCTGCCGTTCGCGGTGTTGATTCCGGCAGCCACCAATGTGGCTCCATTTCCGAGCCACAACACCCACGAATCATCCACGCGGAAGTAGAGGGTATAGACGCCTGCTGCGGGCACCGTAAAGCTGCCCTGGAAGTTGGTGTCGGTCTGGTTGCCGTTGCCTGGAAACAGGATGCTTCCGGTGTAGGTTCCGGTGTTGTCCTGCTGCAGTGCCTGGGCTGGGCTGAGGTTCCATGCCTGCAGCGAATTCCCCTCCCACCCTTTGATGGGCAGGTCGTTGAAGATCTGGTTGACGATGAGGCTGTTGGAGATGATCGACGTACCGATGGGAGCGCCGGTGCCGGTGTAGTTCTGGCCGCCTTGCGTGCAGGTAATCGTCACCGGCGTCGCCAGCAGCGAGTTGGCGTTGAAGCTCCGCGCCAGCACCGGATAGCGGCCTGCGGGGTTGTTGACCAGCGGCAGCGTACCAGGCTGAAAGCCGAAGGTCGCGCCGACGCCATTGCCAGCCGGATCATCGACATACAAGACATAGGGAGCGCCGGGAGTGAGACCGCTCCAGCTCGACGTGGGATACAGCGTCGGTGTGGGTTGACCCATGATCTGGATGGAGAGATCGGGGATCTTGACGGTGAGCAGCTGTGAGCCGGGGTTGGTGGTGACGGATGGCGTCTCTTCGAGCACCCACGCAGCGTTGAAGACGGGAAAGGTCCCGAACGGCATATCGGTGCTGGGAACGGTGGCGTAAGCATCGCCTGGACTATCGCTGATGTCGGTGTAGGCGGTCGGATAGTACTGCTTGATGCTCAGCTCGATCTGGCCGAGGTTGCCGTCGTATGGTGGCGTCACGGTGCGGTCAGTCACCACGTAATCGCCGGGAAATTCGGACGTCACCCAATCGTCGAGGGTGATGATGTCATGCGCCTGCACATCGATGAGCGCTTTGCCGTTGACGTCGATGGCTTCGAGCCATCCGCTGATTGTGCCTGTGATCGGCGCGGTCCAACTGGCTCCGGTATCCGGCCCGAGGCTGCTATCGCGCTCGAACTTCATCAGCCGATTGGCCTGGTCGAAGGTGATGTTGCCGCAGTCGTATTCGACGGGCGTGACGCGGGGTTGCGCGGCGAGTCCAGGAGCCTGCAGTGCCACCATCTTCTGGTGAGAGCGATGCACCACGTTGGTCGGCGCACGCTCGGAAAAACGGGCGTTATTGGTGCCGACGTAGCCTCCGGTGGTCTGCGAGAGCGAGTTCGCGGAGCCAGCGGCAGGCCCGGTGCAACGCACCTGGTTGGGCTGGTCGGTGACGCCGTTGACGTTCGTGAAGGGCGGAACAACGTGGTAGACGCCGTTGAAGGAAGGGTCGGTCGCGCCGCCATAGCAGAGCAGATCGCCGCCCACGAACGGGCTGAGCGTCTTCAGCGTGAAGAGCGTATACGGAACCGGGCCGGTGAGCGAGGCGATGAGGTTCTGCGCGGTCAGCACCTCGGAGACGGCTGGGACGTCAACGTCGCGATAGCGCGGAACGAAGACATTGCCGGACTTTGCAACGTTCTTCTTCGCCAGCTTGATGGTGCCGGGGATGTAGTTGTTCGCGCCCATCGTGAAGATAGAGGCGCGAGGGTCGTCGCCGATCAGTTGGATCTGGCCGTTGGAGACGCGCTGATAGCTGCGGCTGACGCGGAGAATCGTCTCCAGAATGTTGGTGAGCGTGGCGTCGGAGGCGAAGATGTAACTGCCTGCGAAGCGCGGTCTGCCGTTGGGCAGGAGGAAGTCGTTGCGGGCTGCGGTCGCGGTGATAGAACCCCAGTCAAAACAAGCCTTCTCGGCGTTGGTGAGGCCAGCCAGCGCGGGCTGCTGCGGCTTGATCTTATAGCGGAGGATGGCTTCGACGAAGTGCCACGCGGGGTTTGTGGTGAAGCCGTATCCGGTGACGTTGCCATTCGCGTCGAAGATGCGGCAGCGCGTGGTGCGCCACACGGCCATCGGCGAGAGCGGAAAGGAAGTGAGGGTGCGAACGTTGCCGCCCGCGCCCTGAGTGGTGGTGTACGGGTTGCCGACGATGACATACGCCATCCCGCTGTAGGACTGCGGCGGCGTGACGCTGGGGAAGTTCGAAAACCACTGGTCGTAGAGCTGGTCGCCGCCCGTCGAGGTGAGCGCGTTGCCGATGCCCTTCGGCGTCCAGCTGCCGCCGTGGAAGTGGACATACTGCGTGATTCCGGCGTAGTACTGCGCCTCGGTGAGTGCGCCGATGTAGCCGTTCTCCAGCTGCGACTGTCCTGCGCGGCGACGGAGAAGGAGATGGCGATCTTCGCCATGCCGCTAGCCACGCTGCCCGCCGTCAGGCCATCGCCCGAGGCTTTGAAGGGCGTCGCGGCGCGGTCGAGCTTGATGGAGAGGCTCTTCTGCCGACCGGAGAACGGCACCGCCGCACCCGCTGCCGGAGCGATGGAGATGGTGAAGTCGGAGCCGAGCAGATAGTTCGCGGCGACCAGCACGGGGAGCGGCGCGGTCATTGCGCCTGGTACCCAGCGGCCCGTGCCCACGGCATCCGCCGAGGCGGTGATGGCACCCCGCTCCGGCACGTCGAGCGAGAAGCTGGTGAGCGCGAGATCCGGCACCTTGAACTTCACATCGTTGGTGTCCTCGACGTAGACGGTGGTGCAAGGCATCGTCGCGGAGATGTTGGGCACGGTGAAGGTGTGGGTGTACGGCGCGGCGTTGCCGGTGACGCTCTCCTGCCCGAAGACGAAGGCCAGCATCCAGCCGAGCAGCTGGGAGTCCGCCTCGCTCTTGATGGTGGCCTTGATGTCCCACGCGGTGAGCTGGTCGTTGGTCGCCCACTCGGAGCCTTTGCCGACCGTGGAGTAGTCGGTGCGGCGGGTGGGCGTCTTCTCGAAGACGGTGGTCGCATCGAAGCGCTGACGGATGGTGAGATTGATCTCGGCGAGGATTCCGCCGTAGGCGATCTGTGCGTTTGGACTCAGCACCAGGTTCCGTGCGCTCTGTTTTTGCATTGAAAAAGCTGGCATTTATTTTTTCTCCTCTGCGACGACTGCGGACTCGACTGCGGCTGCGCGGGCTGCGTTGGCGACGGCGGCGGGAACTACGGGCGGGGCCAGCTCGAACAGCTTCCTGCCATCCGGTGCGACCTGACGGCTGAGCATAAACGCGTCCTTCTTGTACTGACTGGATAGCCCGTCGAACGTGGCGCTGGAGACGGAGGTAAGGCCACGGAGATATTGCGCCGAGTCTCCAGCAGGGAGATCCAGACGGAAGCCGAGGCTGAGATCCGCGTCGTCGTCGAAGTGCGATCGCATTCTGGAGGTGGTCGCAATCGGCACTGTCTTGCCGGTCTTGCGATGCACCTCCTTCACGATCTGCGCCCGCCCCAGCATGTTCGCTGCGGCGAGATGCTTCGCCAGCAGATCCCCGAGGCGGAGCTGCACGTTCGCGCTACGTTGGACGCGCTGGAACACTAGATCTGCACCCACACTTCCCGTTTGCAGGTTGGGCAATTCACCTTGAGATAGTCCTCGTTGCGGCACGTCGATTCAAACTTCGCTTCGCCGCGTGTGAACTCCATCTCGCATCGGCAGTAGCCGCACTGCGCCTGGTAGATCTGGGTCTCAGGCAGTTGACCAGGTTTGAGGACTTTCATCGTGTCACTCCTGGCTTCAGCGCGTCCGCGACCTCGGTGATGCGGGTGCGGAAGAGGCCGATGGAGTCGTCGCGCAGCTCCTGGGCGAGCTGATCGAACTGAGCCATGTCGGATAGCGCCTGCTGCTCGTGCGCGTTCTCCGTGAAGTTCTCCCTGGTCGTTTCGTTGATGGTGGGCTGCGCAGCGTTCGTGTTCGGCACCGCGATGACCTCGTCCGCTGCTGGCACCGGCACGTCGTACCGCTGCTGCAGATAGCTGACGGGGATCGGTACGCCCATCCGTTGCATGCCCTGGTCGATTCCAAGACGCGCCGTTAGATCCTCCGGCTCCTCGATGTCGTACTTCCACTTCGGCATCGGTGCCGTTGGGCCGAAGTTCCAGAGCACGAGTGGACGGATAAGCTGGCGGTTAAGCACCGATTGCGTGGCCTTGCAGAGACGGATGGCCTTGGTGTCCTTCGTCTGCGAGTGGACGTTGCCGAGCGCCTGCGTGCCCTTGCCGCCCTCGCTACCGAAGCTGGTGAGCGTCTCGCCCAGGATGCGGCGCACGATGTCCAGCTGCATCGCGCTGTAGAACTTCTCATACACCGCAGGGTCCATCGCACGAGCGATGGTGAGCAGCTCCTTGTCGTACTCGAAGCCTTGCGGAACCCCGAGCGCCACCTGCTCGATCAGCGCCTGGGCGATGTCGGCGGCCTGTTGCTTCTGCGCTGGGTTGTCAGAGTCCTGGTAGCGCACCACGGCGGTGCCTGGTCCCTTCTCCGCATACTGCACCCATAGCCGCTGCATGTTGCGCTTGAACCAGCTCGACCAGAAGACGCTCCGCAGCAGAGGCCGCCCCATGCGATTACGCGAACGTGGGCGATAGCTGAAGATGAGGAACTTGTCCTCCGGCACCTCCTTGCCCGAGGACGCATAGGGTGAGTCCAGGAACTGCATGGGCCCGATCTGCGGCTGGTAGCGATTGCCGAACAGGAACAGCTCCTGCGGGCAGTCCTTGATGTCTTCGAGGTTCGCCTGTCCCATGCTCACATCGAACATCATCTCGGCCACGCTGAAGCCGTAGCTGGAGGCGTCCAGCATGTTGTCCAGCGTCACGTCCAGGTTGGAGACGTTGTCGAGCTGCTGCTGGATGAACTCGGCCACGTCTGCGGCCTGCGAGGAATCGTCGGCTGGCTGGATGGTGTAGTCGCGCTCCAGCACGGCCTCCTTCAGCGAGTCGAGCGCGTTGGCGACGTCGGTGTCCTTCTCCTCCAGCTCGCGGTAGTAGAGGATTGCCGAGCCGTCGTCGCGCAGCATCGAGGACCAGATGTCGGACGGGTTGCGGGAGCCACCGAAGGCCAGCGTGTTGCGATAGAGAGCAATCTGCGTGCTGTAGAGCGCAGCCGTGCTGACGATCTCGCCAGCCGGTGGAAGTGGAGGAGTTGCGTTCACATCATCCATTACATGAATCCTTTGGTCTGCGAGTAGGAGCTTTTCATCTGGCTTGGAGTCATGCCGAGTTCAACCCTCTTTCCATCGGCGGCGAGGAGCGCCAGCGCCAGCGCCCAGAACTCATCGGCGTGCCCAGCCTCGCTGCGCTCCGCATCGAAGCGGAAGTGGCCAGCGGCGGTCGGGATGCGGCGGATCGCATGGATCGCCGAGCGGAGGTTTCGATCTTCGGGAGTGCGGATTGTCGTCTGCTCAAAGTGGCGACGGGTCCGCACCGCCATGTCTTCTTTCACCGCCATCGTGAAGCCGACCTCTTCCACGCGGCTGGTAACTACCCCCCAAACGCACCTGGGGCCTGTGGGGCGTTTTTGAGCCGTTCGCCCTCAATGCTCCGCTGGATGACCTCCAGCGCCTTCTTCTCGAACCGCTGCATCGCCCTCCCATGCAGCACCCGCAACTCCTGTTTCAGCTCCATAACAGCCTCGTTTGTGACCGTCCCAAACCCCGGCGTGGAATACCTCCGGTGAAGGATGGAAGCCACCAGCTCCTGCCTGTTGCCCACGCCGATCTTGTCGTAGCACTGGCCGAGGTACGTCTTCACCGTCTCCACCGCGATGCCCATCGCATCCGCGATCTCGTGATTGGTCATCCCTTCGCAGAGCAGGTCGCCAACCTGCCGCTCCCGCAAGGTGAGTTCTCTGGACTGCGCTCCTTTCAAACCCCTCGGCGGCTTTCCCAACGGTCTACTCCCGGTGCAGTGCAATGGAACGGTTGGCCGTCATCCGCGCATCGCGGATCTGGCGGCAGGCAAACGTGCGATCCGCGCTTGGCGGGCAGCACATCATCACGACGGTCTCGAAGTTCTTCGCAGCAGCGTTGATGGCTGCGTAGCGTTCGATCTGCTCCGGCGTGGGCGTCTTGTAGCCGTAGGCATGGTCGATCTCGGCAATCTCTTCGTGCGTTAGTTCTCTCACTGCTGTCTCCCTCAAACTCTGGGAGCGGTGACGGGCCGCTCCCCCTCATCTGCCAGCCTGTACTCCGATGTGGATTGGCTCTCCTCGCATACCGCGCTGCCGTCAGACAGATTGCGATTCAAGCTCCCAGCCCACTGGCTCTGTGTTGGTCGCGTTGGGGGTTGTATGTTTTCTCCGGCTAGGCTGCTGCCTGAGCGGTGGATGCAGCGGCGGGGATGGCCTGAACGTTCAGGATCGCCACCACGGCATTCACCAGATTCGAGATGTAGTCCGCGTTGACCGTGATACCGGCTGCAGCCAACTCCTTAGTGACGGTCGCATCCGAGAGCATGGTCGTCACAGCGGCCTGGGCCACGGTGAGCGCGGTCGCCAGCTTCTGCGCTCCGGTGCCGCTCTGCTTTCCGGCTGCGGCGTACTTCTGCTCGGCTAAGGCGACGGTGTTTTGCAGCAGGTCGGCCACGTCGATGGAGACCTGCAGGGGTGCGACCGCAGGCGGGAAGAGGTACTTGGCCATCTGCTCGGCCAGGGGCAGATACTTCACTGCATCGGTCAGCACGACTTCAAAGTCGTGGCCGATGGCTTCGAGGACGCTAACAAACTTGTTCGACATGCTCTCTCTCCTTCGCTGCCTCCGGTTGAGCCGGAGCAGGGTGATTCAAAAACTCAGTTGACAGAGGCCGCAGAGAGTTCCAGCCACTGGACCAGCTTGGCCTCGCAGTAGTTCATGGTGAACATGAACGGCTTCTTCACGACCTGCGCCTTGAACGTCACACCGTCGTACTGGTAGGTGGCCGTGAAGCCGCTCTTGCTCAGCGTTCCGCTGCTTCCGGTCATCGTCAGACCCTGCTGCGCGAACAACCTGTCACCCGCCGCGTCGTACTCCGCAGGGGTCATCTTCACCTCGATCATGCTGCCTCCTTCGCCGCTGGCGCATCGGGACTGTCCGGCGGCGTGATGTCGTATTTGTTCAGCTCGTAGTACTCGACCAGGTCGACGAGCTGAAGGGCGTAGGCCGGGTTCGTCGAGTACCCTGCAACCTTGATCGCCGCCGCGAAGGCCGCGTAGTCGCCGGTGTGGCGCATCGCATCCGCATAGCGCGGCAGGGTGGCCAGCAACTTGCCGTGGGCGCTGAAGCTCTCAATCGCGGAGGGATACCGGGCGAAGCGCGCCAGCTCCGCGACGTTGCGGCCCTCGACGACCTCGACCGTGGGAAGCTCGACGTAATCCTGCCCCTGGATGGCCTTGACGCCGAAGTAGTTATTGCAACGCCGCGCCAGTTGCGACTGGCCCCAGCCCGATTCGAGGATGCACTGCGCCAGCGTGATCGACGCCGGGACGCGCCACAGACGCTGGCTGAGCTGCGCCGGTGCGACCATCGTCTGAAGCCATGCGAGTTGAAGCTTGGTTGCCATCTGCGCCGAATCCCTCTCCGTAGATAGGGGCGCGGCTGGGGTGCTCTCCAGCCGCAACCTCCTGCTCTGGGTCCACCCACTTTCCTTTCGGGGAAGTTGTGGGTTGCCGACCGTACAGGTCTGACTGGAGAGTATTTCGATGCTATCTAATAGCTGATCGAGGGTGGCTTAGGCCGTGCGCTTGCGCTGGAGCAACCCTTTCTACGGAGTGCGAATCGCAACTTGTGTACGTCCCCACCAAGGCGACACGAGACTGACGAGGCCCGCAACGTCGCGGGCCTCTTTTTTATGCCGCCTGCTTCAGGCTTCGATTCGAGATAAGAACCTCCGCTGCCTTGCTCCGCTTGTCCGCGACTCCGGTCAGGGTGTACGCCACCTCGACCCCACGCACCTTCATGCCGTGGCGCTTCGCCAGGGAGCGAACCTCGGCACAGTCGTCGAAGCTCATCAGGAAGCTGCCCTTGAGATCAGCGAGGGTGGCGAAGAGTTGCACCCGCTGCTCCTCCGTCAACGGAGAGTACCTGCCATTAGGCTGGAACTTGACATACGGCGGATCGAGATAGAACCACGTCTGTGCGGAGTCATACCGTTCGAGGATCTGCTCAAAGCTGCGCTGCTCGATCAGCACGTTGCGGAGACGCTGCGACGTGTCGTCCAGCAATTCGCGCACACGCTCCAGGGAGCGCTTCATCTTCGCCGACTTCGTATCGAGCTTGCCCTTGGCGTTGGAACTGGCGAAGTGCTCCCCCTTAGCACCGAAGCTGTACCAGGCGAGATAGGCGAAGCGGTGCGCCCGTTGCAGCTCATCGTCCGGCTGGGGCTGCCCGCGCAGCTCACGAAAGCGCTCGGCATGCACCACCTCATGATCGAAGAGTTCCGCCAGCGCGGCGGGACGGTGCTTGGCGACGCGGAAGAAGTTCGTCACTTCCCCGTTCAAATCGTTCATCACTTCACAGCGGGACTGAGGTTTCGCAAAGAGGAGCTTCGCAGATCGGGCGAATACCTCCACATACACGTCGTGCTCGGGAATCAAGGACAACAGCGTCTTCTTCAGGTAGCGCTTACCACCTGGCCATGCAAATGGGGAGTTCATGTTCGGCAGCGTAGCTCGACAGAGAGTAAACGACAATCACCGCTTCGGAGGGGATGGGACGAGACTAGCGGCCATCGAGGTGCAGCATGATCTGCTCCGCGACACGGGCCTGCATGCGGAACCAACTGGCGATCAGTGTGCCGACGCCTATTCCAAGTCCCAGCCCAACCGCCGCACAGACGAGCTGGGTCTCGGAGCCTGCCTGGCTACTGACCTGGTAGCCGGTCACAGCTCCGATGATTGCGAAGATGAGCAGCGGGAACGCGGACAGGTTCACCACGTTCCTGATGCTCAGCATGAGTTTCATCCGAGATGCTCCTATGCGCTGTTCCTTTCTCGCTGCCCGCACCGACTCGGGGGTCGCACCCGCCGCCACTGCCGACGCGCACTCAGGATGCCTGCTTTGAATACCGGCTGTGCCACCGCAAATATCACAGTTCGCCATCTCGTTTGTCCTCACTTCCTCTGGCTAGGTGGGATTCGTTCCACGGATCTGGTACTAGGCGGACTTGCGGGGGCGTGATCGGATGCGCGGCTGCGCCTCGTTCCCCTTCGATTCGCTCGTCGGTTGCGGCTCTGCATCGCAGATCCACTTCACGACTTGGCCAACGATGCTGTTCTCGCCGTGCAGCTTCAGGATGCGCGGTGACTGGTTGCTCCCGTCTTTCAACGGGTTGAGGATGTAGGTGGAATCGAGCTTACGGAGTCGGCTGAGCCGCACGCCTTCCCCGGTCTGAATAGCCACGATCCGGTCGACCATCCGGTCGGGGTCGCGGCGGCTGATATCAACGAGGACGATAATCTCGCCCTCGGCCAACGGAGACACGGCACTATCTTCAATTCGGATCGCCCGGATCATGCCACCGCCGGGAAACCAAGACGCAGGGAGAGACAAATTCTGCTCAATATCAGCAGAATGAACGGAGCCTAGACTACTCAGCATCGAAGCATCCTTCAAAAGGGGAATCGTAGTTACTCTGTAGTCAATAGTAACTGACCAATTTGAACCCTTCGTTTGCACCTCCGACCCTGTTAAATCAGCTGCTTGGTCCCTCCACCATTGGCGTTCTTCTGTCGGTGCGATATCCGACATACGCAGAATTGCCACCCGCGCAGGCACATACTTTCCCGTTTCCCATTGCGAAACAATAGCTTGCGACACACCGACGAGCGCGGCGAACCCCTTCTGGTCGGCACGCAGGCTCTTCCTCAGCTCCTTGATGCGGGACGCAAGGGGGCGATCTGATTGGTTACCAATATTTTTCTTGACACTCATTATTGGCTACCAATACAGTTTAGTTTGTGCCGAAGCATAAATCATCCCGTCATCTTATCCCACTGAGGGAAGACGCCAAGAGGTCCTCGCGTTGGCATGGCATGTATACGCTGATTGCCCGCAAATTGGATTTGTCTCCCGCGCATGTTCGCAACGTCGCCCTGGGCCTACGGTCCTCTCGCAGGGTCGAGGCTGAGCTGGAAGCCGAGGTCCGCCGCCGCGAGCGGCGGAGCTTGAATAGTGAGCGTGCGGCATGAGTTCTTCACGTACTCAGTCTCACGCCCACCGCTCTGCGCCGTCACCGGCTAACTGTGTGCAAAATTTTGCCTCATCGGAGCAGGAATCGCTGTCGTTCGACTCCGACGTCGTCCCTTCCGGCAGCCTGGATGACTCTTCCGTTATCAGGGGAGTGCTGATCCAGTCGATCAAGCGCAGCGTCAAAACCCGCGCCGCCATTGCAGAACAGATGGAATATCTGTTGGCGAGAACGATAACGGAAAAGATGCTCAACGCGTTCACCGCTGAATCCCGCGATGACCGCCGCTGGCCTGCCGAGTTCGACCGCGCCTTCTGCAAAGCGACCGGCGACAACACCTTGCTGGCCTGCCGCGCCGAGATGGCTGGCCTGCACGTCATCACCGACGAAGAGAAGATGTTGCTCGAACTTGGACGCCAATTCCTGCTCCGCAACCAGGCCGACGAGCAGATTGCGTTGCTCCAGCGCCGCCTGCATGGGAGGGCGCTATGAGCTACTCCGCCGCTTGGATCGGCAAGGATCAGGTCTGCCTGCTCACCGGATGGACCCCGCGCAGCGTCGAGCGCAAGGTCATCGCGGGGGAGTTGGAGGTCCGCGACTGCGACGAGCGCACCCGCAACGGTCGCATCGTGAAAGAGTATGCGGTGGCCTCGTTGCCTGAAGCCGTCCGCGCCAAGCTGGTGAGCCAGAGACGCACCCCTGAGACCGCATACGCCGCTTTGGACAGTGGCGTCGCGGCCAGCCAAGTAGAAGGACCGCTGTTCGCCTCCGCAGCAGCCCCTTCGTCTCTCGCTCCCCAGACTCGCATCGCCCTCACGCCCGAGGGTGAGCGTCAGGCCGAGGAGCGGCTGGCCATCCTGCAGCCGCTCCTCGACTACATCCACAACCCCGGTGGCCGCGCTCGCTTCGCCCAGCTCCGCCTCGCCGATGGCCGCCGCGTCACCAGCTCCGACCTGCTGGCGATGTACCTCGCGGAGACACACTCCCAGACCGGACTCCGGATCAGCCGCGCCACCCTCTGGAGCTGGAAGAAGGCGTACACCGAGGGAGGCTTCAACGCGCTGGCTCCCAAGGTCCGCAGCGACAAGGGAACCTCCCGCTGGTTCGCCCAGAACCCCGACGCCGCGAAGCTGGTGGCCTCGGTCTACCTCAAGCCATACCAGACGGTGCAGACGGCCTACAACGCGCTCCTGCGGGAGCACGAGATGCTGGGAGTCAGCGCTGCCGAGCTGCCCAGCTACGAGACCGTCCGGAGCTTCCTCGACACCCTCCCCAAGCCCATTAGCGTCCTCGCCCGCGAAGGCGAACGCGCCCACTCTGAACGCATGAGCCTGTACCTGCAGCGTGGATACGACGACGTCGCCGCCAACCAGATCTGGGTGAGCGACCACATGATCCATGACGTCTTCGTGTGGAACGATTGCTTCCCGTCCGAGACCGAGGGCAGGCAGATGCGGCTCCGGCTGACCATGATCCTGGACATGCGGACGCGCAAGCCGGTCGGTTACTCCTGGACGCCGGAGGGCAGCAGCAACTCCATCAAGAGTGCGCTGCGCCGCGCCGTGATGGCTTACGGCCCCTGCGAGTCCTTCTATTGCGATAACGGGAGGGACTTCCAGAAGGTGGCGCGGGGCGGTTCGCTGCTCGGCATCACCGACCAGGACGCGCAGCTGCTGGACGCGGAGCTGGCCGAGATCGACCGGCGTGGCGTCCTCACCCGACTCGGCATCCCCACCCAGCATTGCCTGAAGTACCATCCGCAGTCCAAGCACGTCGAGCGCTTCTTCCGCACCCTCCATCTGCAGTTCGATGCGAAGTTCAACGCCTACACCACCGGCAATGCCTACACCCGCACCGACGCCGCCAACGTCCTCTCCATCCAGCACCGCAAGCTGCAGAAGCTCGGCCTGCATCAGGAGTCGAAGCTGATGCCCGCAAGCGTCTTCATCCAGATGTGCGCCATGTGGCTGGAGGAGGTCTATTCCAACCAGCCGCATCGTGGAAAGGGAATGGACGGCCTCACCCCCAACGAGGCTTTCGAGGCTGGCTATCCGGTGGCTCAGCGCCGCAGCATCGCGCCAGAGGCCCTGGAGGAGCTGCTCTGGGAGAACAAGCTGGTGCGGGTGCCATCCGCGACAGCCTCGACGAATACGAGCGCGCCGAAGCCCAGCGCATGCTCGATGTACGCGATGCCGCCCAGGAGGAGTTCCTCCGCGCCATCTCCGGCCATCCTTCCGCCTTGGCGAATCGCGCCGTAAAGGGGGTGCTCTAGTGACGAACAAAGAACTCGTCCTCGCCCACGCCCGGTATGCACGCCTCGACTACTACGAATCCCTGCGGAACAGCGGACGCCCCTGCTGGTTCATCCGCGACGGGATGCAGGGTGGCGCCTACTCCGACATCCACCGCTCCGCGAAGGCTGCGTGGAAGGACGCGGCCAACAGCCTTCGTGCCTACCTCGCCCGCAAAGCAAAGGCTGCGGCCAGAAAGCAGCGTGCCGCATGAGCAAGCCTACCCTCCCACCCGACACCATCCTCGCCGTCGTCCACGACGGCCATAACATGCACTGCCTCACCGAGGGCGACCTGGACGAGTGGTTCCGTTCGCTCTCCACCGACCGCAAGGCCGCGCTCTACCAAGCGGAGCTGGAGGGTGCTCTCGACGATCCGCTCTACCGTCCGCACCCCGAGGCCAAGAGTCTGGAGGAGCATGCCGCCCGCTTCCTCCGCGACCTCGACCAGACCATGAAGGCCCCGTTCCTGGGCTTTGGCGAAAGGAGCAGTCATGCGTAAGTGTGACCTCACCAACGATTCACTCGAAGCCCTGGTCCGCAGCCTCCAGTCCATCGCCAGGGCATCGGTCCTCGGCCCGAAGATGCGGGCCGCCCAGTTCGCCGCCGCACTCGCCATCGAGGAGCTGATCGATCGTCGCCGCTCCGACCCCGCCCACATCCTCTCCAGCGTTCCGTCCAGGGGGCAGGTATGAGGCTCGCCGCCGCCCTCACCGGAATCCTGTTGGCGATTCCGCTCATGCACCGCTCCGCACCCAAACCTATCCCCGTTCCTCCCCGCCACACTGTTACGGCAAGCGCCACACCAGGAGAAGCCCGATGACCGGAAAGACATGCAAATGCGGCTGCGGATACGTCCTCAGCTCCGATTCCACGAAGGACTACAAGTGGGGGCACACCCCCAAGGCTACCGCTTCGCCCAACACTGCGCTCGCCCTGCCTGAGGGGCCGCTCGAGATCGTCGCGCCTGCCAGTGAGTACATCGACTGTCAGTTACACATCTCGCAGGTCGACCGTATCTACCGTCTTCTCTCGCCCGAGGCGCGGGTGGTCGCTGCCCTCAACGGCCTCAACCACGACATCGATTCCGATACCGAATAGCCCGTTTCACTCCGGAGCCATGCATGCCGAGCCACCCACAAGACGACCTGTTCACCACCTTCGCGGAGCGCGTAATGCGCCGCGCCGAAGAGGTCGACGCCAACCTGCACTGCAAGTGGCCAATCAGCGAGGATCAGCGCACCCTGCTGCGACTCCTGAAGCCACGGCAGGGCAGGGACAGAGCCATCGCGCTCGGCGACCTGTGTGAACGGATGCGGGTCACTCCCCGCATCGTCAAGGATCTCGTGCAGGATCTCCGGCTCAACTTCGGCGTCCAGATCGGCGCGTCCAGAGACTCGCAGGCGGGCGGTTACTACCTCATCGCCACTGAGGCCGAGTCGGTCGAATCCACCACCCAGATGCTGCACCAGGCCATCACCATGCTCGAAGTCGTCCGCGTCATGCGCGGCCACGCGACGGTCCTGGAGATGCTCGGGCAAGCCAGCCTCAACCTCGAAGAAGGGAGCCACTCATGAAGTGCGCCTACTGCAAACAATCTACCCGCAGCAGCTCCGCCTATGTCTGCGACGAATGCCAGCTCCGCGTCCAGGCAACCAATGACGCCATCGAAGCTCGCGCCCGCGCCGTGGCCTACACCGACTGTCCGGCCCAGCCAGGGCAACCTTGCCTCACCGGATCGGGCACACCACGCGGCATCGCCCACGCCGTCCGCGTCAAGCTCGGCAGCAAGGAGGCCAGCCGTGGCTAGACCCAGCGATGCACCCACCATGCTCGGCACCGTCCTCATCTTCCTCATCGCTATCGGCATGCTCTTCCTTCCGGTGGTCGTGTACTTCGCCCTCACCCTGGTCTACGCCGTTCGGAGCGCCCGATGAGCGGACATATCAAAACCAAATACGAGATGCTCCGTGCGGGATACAAGTTCCTCAGCCACGCCGAGTGCAAGGGCTGCGGCGCGAAGATTGAGTGGTGGCGGACGAACAAGGGAAACAAGATCCCCTTCAATCTGCTGCCAGAGCACGAGCACGAGCGCACGACGCCGCACTGGGCCACCTGCCCGAAGCGCGACGACTTCCGTAGGCGCGATCAGCCCGCACCCGCCCCGGCTCCCGCAGCTCGGATCATCGATCACGCCGCTGCGACCAACCAACTCCTGGACAGCACCGGCGCACGCATCGTCATCGCAGTCTACGACGGGGGCTACGCCGCCTCCGTTCGCCACGGCATCCCCGCCGAGGACGTGCGACACGAACTCATCACCACCGCCAACCAGCTCCGCAACGCGATGGCGGCGAAGGAGGAGGCGCGATGATCGGCATCGGCCCCGTCGAGAAGTGGGAGCATGATCTCAGAAAGCTGGACCGGGCCGCTTTAGTTCATGTGGCGCAGGAACTCCACTTCCATCTCAGGATCTACCGGAGAGCCCACTTCTACGAGCCTGACTTCGACATCGACATGTTGATTCATCGGGCGCGGATTTATGGGCGACACGACAATGTGCTCGCTCGGACAGAGCGTTATCAGGCCGACCCTGAGAAGTATCTCGACCAGATGGCACGCCGAACCAAATCCGCGAAAGCTGCCGCTCGTCGCAGGAAAAAACGGGGGAAGGCATGAACTCTATCCGCGAGACGAACCTCAGCAGCACCGCCGCCGACCGCACGCTCCGCAGCCTCATCGACGAGGCCTCCGCGAACCTTCGGGCACGCGGCATCGAGGAGCCGGTGCCGCCGCCGCCCGCGGAGCTCCCGATCACGGAGCCGGAGTTCCTCGGAAAGTCCTGCGCAGACTGCCAGCGCCGGTTCACCACGCCATCGGAGTACGCCAACTGCACCCTCTGTCCGGCGACCGTCTGCCGCGCCGGTGGTTGCGCCAGTCTTCACCGGGCCGTCCACCGCCTTCAGTTTCTAAAGCAGTCCCAGGAGCAAGCATGAAGACACTCCAGCAGATCGGCATCGACATCGGTGCTCTCGTCACCCAGAAGAACGCGGCCTACGGCGACTCCTTCCGTCAGGCAGGCAACGCGCTGCGGCTGCTCTACCCGGACGGCATCGCGCCCGAGCAACTGGACGATGCCTTGCTCATCGCCCGTATCTGGGACAAGCTCAAACGCATCGCCACCGACCGCGACGCGCTGGGCGAGTCACCCTACCAGGACATCGCAGGCTATGGCATCCTCGGTGTCCATCTGCACAGCACCACGAACCACAGAGCGGAGAAGAACGATCCATGCCCAGGCAGTGCCAGCGACCAGATTGCAGAAAAAACGTCAAAGGCAACGCCCGATTCTGCGGCTCTGAGCACAAGCGCGAAGACTACAACGAACGCAAGCGTGAGGCTCGCGCTCGATCCATCGCCGAGGCCCGTAAGCTCCTCCGTTCGGTGCAGGGTTGTGCCTGTCCCAACTGCGGAGGGGAGTGCCAACGCAAACGTGGCCGTCCACGTAAGAAAGACGCGTAACGGAATCTTCCTCTGCGCCAATCCCAACTGCATGATGCGGCTCGATACTCCCGTCTTCGTCTTCGCCAGCGGACTCAAGTATTGCCAGCAGCTCTGCGCCGACACCGATCTCATGGAGGCGCTGGTATGAACATCACCACGCCCCAGCTCCGCCGCCTCCAGGTGCTCTACAAGCAGTACGAGGCGCACTCGCTCGACACCGGCACCACCCGCGAGGATCGTCTCGCCTGGGCCACCGCCCGCATCGGTCGCCCTGCAGGTCAGCAGCTTCGCAGCTTCTCCGATCTCACCATCGACGAGGGCAAGCGGCTGATCGACGGCCTCCAGTCCGCGCTCGGCGTCAAGCTCCCGTCGAAGACGCCACGCCGCCGAAAGGATCGCCGCGAGGGCCAGAAGGCTGGCACCGAAGGACGCCACGACCAGATCCACCAGGAGACCACGCTGGCGGGCGACACAGACCTCCGCCGCATCCAGCGGGAGATGGGCCGCCTCGGCTGGGACCAGAGCCGCCTGGACGCCTTTCTGGCCTCGCCACGCGGCCCCAACGGTCGCAGCACAGCCATCCGCACCCTCGGCGAAGCGAACCGCGTCTATTGGGCGCTCAAGCGGCTGGCCAACTATCAGGAGAAGCAGCAGGCAAGCTAACCCATGAATACCCCGACTCAATTCGAACTCTTTGAAGGCTTCGAGCCGCAGGCCGCGAAAGCGCCTGGCCTCGCGCTGCCGTTTCAGAAGTCGAGTGAGATTGACGTCGACCGCGCCTGCAAGATCCTCGGCGTCACCGAGAAGACGCTTCGCCGCATGCTGGAGCGCCAGCTCATCCGTGGCTACCGTCACACCGGCGTCCGCGCTCCCTGGCATATCGAGTACGAGTCCGTCGTCGAGTACTGCGACCAGCTCCGCGTCCTGCACTGCATCTCCGATCAGCGCGGCGGACTCAGCGGCAACCGCAAACGCTACCGCGACCACGAGCTGCTGCCGTTCCCACTCGCCGAGACCATCTCCATCGCCGACGTCCGCAAGCGCCTCGACTGCTCCCAGGACTCCGTACTCCATCTCATCCAGAGCGGCAGCCTCGTCGGCTATCAGGTTCTCTTCGAGCAGACCGGCTGTCCCTGGCGCATCTGGGCACCGTCGCTGGAGCGTTACATCGAGTCCCTGCACGTCATGGCGGGCAAGCGGACGACCTCGCGGCCTTCAGCACCTTCACGGTAGATTTCCTGCCAGTCGCCCCAGACTGTCACCATGCGATTGCTCCGCCGTGTCCTGGTCTCCGGCCTCATGCTTCTCGGTTTCACCGCCTCCGCCCTCCCCGCGTTCGCACAGAACACCAGCACCACGATCACCCTTTCTCACCTCATCGCCAACGGTGCCGTCGTTCCGTATGCGCGGGTCTGCGCCAGCCCCGCCGACTCCAACGGCAATGAGATCTCCGTCTCCGCCAGCGGCTGGGGCCTCGCACTCAAGAGTCACCCGTTTTGCGCGGAGGCCGTCAACGGTGCGCTGCCCTCCGGCCTCCCAGTCCCGGACTCATCGCACACGACTGCCGCAGCGCCCATCCGCTACAACATCACCATCCAAGTGCATAACGCGAACGGCATCCCCACCGGCGCTCCCATCATCCTCACCGCCGTGCCCAATATCAACGGCCCCACCTACGCCCTCGATAGTTACACCCCAACCGTCAGCTCCAGCCTTCCCCCTGGCGGCCTCGTCTACACCACCGGCGTTCCCGCCACCTGCACCAGTCCCTCTATCGTCATCGACCAGACGGTCCCCGCCGCGTACATGTGCAACTCGGGCACGCTGACGCCTCTCGCCGTCGCCACAACCGCAACGTATGCCGCCACCGCTGGCTCCGCGTCCTCCGCGAACACGGCGAACTCCGCAACGACGGCCAACTATGCGACCACCGCTGGCTCCGCGACGACGGCCACCACGGCCACGAACGCAAGCCACGCCTCTCTCGCCGACACTGCGACCGCTGCCACGAACGCCACCTATGCCACCTCCGCTGGCTCTGCGGCCTCGGCCTCCACCGCTGCAGCCCTCGCAACCGCGCCATCCAACTGCGGCTCGCTCGCTGCGACCGGCATTAACGCGGATGGCAGCCCTGTCAACTGCATCGCGGCCTCGGGTGGGGGCGCGACAGCAGCCGGAAGCCCGCTGCAGATTCAGATCAAGGCCGCGAGCGGCACTGGTCTCGATGCCACCAACTGGCAGACCGATTCGACGAAGACCTCGCTCCTCGGCGTCAACGCCTTCACCGTGCAATCCGTCGACTCCTCCAACACCCTCCTCCCAATCGGCAGCACCACCGGAAGAGCAATCTCCGTACGCAACTTCGTCCAGCGCAACAGCAGCGGAACTATCCTCAACGGCGAATACCCCGCGCACGTTCCGTTCAACTACACCTACACCACCGACCAGCGCTACGGCCCCTCCGATGGCATCGGCCCCTTCTCCTTCAGCGCCTTCATCAACTCGGGTTTCGATAACACCAACACCGAGCCGATGAACGCGGGCGGCGTCGCCGTCGAGGTTAGCTCCCATACGCCGATCCAGCTCGGCAGCGGTGCATGGACAAGCAACGTCATCAGCCGCAGCCCCGGCGATAGCCTCGGCCAGGTCAACTACCTGCAGGGCATGGGAACCTCTCGCGGCGAGGACGAAGGCAACGAGACGCACCGCAACTTCGCCGCGCTCTACAACGGCTGGTTCGGCGGCAACGTCGCCCTCGGCACTCCCACCACCGAAGGTGCCCAGCCTATGACGCTGTCGAACTCCAGCGCCCTCGGTTACACGATGGAGGCTTCGGAACGCGACTTCATGGTCGACGTCACGAAGAAGGTCGTCGTCGGCAACCAGGTCTCCTCGAACATCTACGCCAGCGACAACCGCATGTGGTCCGTCACTACCGATGCCTCGCTCGGCCTCGGCACTTCGACCATGACCAGCCTCACCAACGCCGTCGATGGAACCATGTACTCCGGCTCCTGCGGCTCACAAACCGCCGTTGGAACCTATCCCAGCGGCGACGGCGCAATCACTAACTGGCAGGGCGTCGGCACCGCTGCCCAGAACTTCAACTACAACAGCTCCGGCGCACTCACCGGATACTGTGTCAACGTCGCCAGCACCGCTGGCCTTTCCGCTGGCATGCTCGTCACCATCTCCGGCCAAGACTTCGACTTCGAATACACCACGGCCATCGCCGTCGTCGACGCAACGCACTTCACCGCTTTCCTCCGTCAGCCGCATCCAGTCGGCGACATCGTAACCTGGGGCGGCGGCGTCGGCTGGGGCTACAGCCTCGCCGACGATACGCGCCCCGCACACCAGATGGACCAGATCCTCAGCGAACAGACCGCCATCGTGCGGAAGGCGCACCCGATCCTCGCAACTCTCGCTGGCAACGTCACCCTCATCTACTCCGACGCCAGCACCGAACTGGCCAGCCACGCGCCCTTCGGCAATACCCCCACCATCCCGCTCACCATTACCAATCCCGTTGTCACAGGAGGCGTGCTCACCGGCATCACCGCCAACGACAACGCAGCTGTTGGTTTCAACAACTACACCGTCTCGAACTACGCGAACGGCGATCCCGCAGCGCCGAGGTTCCTCAAGCCTCCGGTCGTCACCGTCAGCGGCTGCACCGTGGCTCCTGTCATCGGGTTCAAGGTCATCAACGCTCCGTATGGTCTAGGCGTCAATGGCGTCATCTATTCGCCTTATATCGCCTCCGGAGGCTCTGGCTGCCCGTCGAACCCAACCTTCTACATCCCCACGACTCAGCCCATCGAAGCCGACATCTACCCGATGGCGATGGTCTATCGTTCCGAGGATCAAACCAACAGAGAGACCGACACCGGCAACTTCCTTACCTACCCAATCCTCACCTCGGCGGTCTCCACCGGCGACGAGTGGGGCGAGTCCCTCTGGTGGATTGGTCGCGGCGTCACCGCGCAGGAGTCGTGGCTCGGCGATCCCTACCCCTTCACCTCCGCGCTCACCGGACCCCAGCGCGTCGAGTACTCGCGTGGCCAATTCACAGGCGCGCTGAAGATGCTTGTCAACACGACCCCCACACCCTTCTACCTCGGCAGCTACGCCAACAACTACGTTCCCAACAATCCCGGCGAGGCACTCGCCCCCGCGCCCATCGTCCACAGCTTCGTCGGCCAGCTCGGCGGCTGGCTTGCTGGCAATGCCCCTCCCCTCGTCGGCGGCGTCGGCCCACTTCTAGGCGGCAACATCCTCAACGTCTATTGCGCCAACGATGCCCACTTCAACGGCGGCGACTACCCCTGCCAGCATGGCATCTTCAGGCGCTATAACTGGCTCTCCGACACCGAGGGAACTACCAGCATCCCCAGCAATCTCTGGGTCGATCCCACCACCGGCAATGGAGGCTGGGGCGGCATCGACTACGACAGCCATACTTCTCCAGGCGCAAGCAATCCCTCCGGCGCATGGCAGTCCACGAAGTTTTACGGCTTCATCAATGCGGGTGGAAGCCAGAATGTCTACAACATGAAGGCTGGCTTCTATAACAAGAAAGGTCCGTGCCTGAAAGCCTCCATCGACGACGCCGCAACCCTCGAAGGCACAGCAGTGGCAACCTTCTGCGGCGCTCTCACCTACGGCTCGCAGGGCGGCTACGAAGCCCGCATCGACGTGCCCTCAGAACAACTCATTGGCGGTGCCGATAGCGGCCTTCTGCTCTCCAGTGACTTCGGGTTCGTCATCGGCGTCCAGACCACCTTCAGCGGCGTCAACACCTCCGGCGTAACTAAGGTGATGACGATTGACACCAACGGGCACCCTGGCACCGCCTTCGATCCCACCGTTGCCCAGATCGCAAGCGGCAATATCTCCGGCGCTGCAATCAGCAACTCGACCATCAACTTGACCAACGAGGAGCCGTTCTGGAACATTACCGGCGACATCGTCAAATTCGGTCGCGGCGGCCCTGCCGGATACACCGGGTTGCATCGCAACACCGGCAGCATGTTCATGGTCTCCGACAACGCCCTGAATCAGACCATCGAAGCGACCGGATATAAGGGTTCCATCGACGGCTCGACCACCGGCGTCACCCAGTCTCCAGGCGATAACAGCACCAAGCTGGCCACCACTCAATACGTCGCCACAGCCGTCGCCGCAGCCTCCTACACCCCCACTCACACTCCGCTCCGCTATGTCGGAACGGTCACCTTTACCGGCACCGATGGAGGCGTCGAAAACCTCTCCATCAGCGGCCTCACCACCGCGAATCACTGCACCTATTCGGTCACCAATACCAGCACCGGAACCATCCACAATATCGCGGTCTCGACTGGCAACCTGGCCTTCAACACCGGCTCCACTTCCACCGGACTGACGGTCGACGGTTTCTGCGATCTGCCCTGATTCCGGCGTGTCGCTTGGATGCAACTCGTTTCACCCTCAATCCGGCCATGTCGCTTGGATTGGGAGTTGGCCCAGAGCCACAAAACACGCGGTCTTTGACAATTTGCCCCCGCTCCTCCAACCCCCGCTACCCCCCATGTCGCTTGGATCGGGAAATGTCGCTTGGATTTCTACGCAGATTCAATCACTTAGGCCAGCCGTCCAAGCGACATACCGCCCCGTACTCCAAAACAGCGACCACCCGCCGCCGACCCTCAAAACCGCCGCGCCCTTCACAAAACCCACGCCAATCCCGCGCTATCCCGCCGCCGCCCGTCCTATCCCCCACTCCAGACTACTTCCTGTACTCACATTTATCGCCTTTGATTTGAGTGAGTTGGTCTATTTTGGGGCTTGACAGCACTTCGCGGTGGGTCGAGGTGGGCTTTTACGGCGTTCCGCTTTTCTTGTCTGGATTGTTCTTTCACTGCTTCTCTACGGATTCTTTACAGCTCCTTTACTTGCCTGGAAGCTAGACTCCTTTTGGTGCCGGGACGGTTTGCGGAGCAGGTGGCCTGCGGATCCGGCGGATGGAGCCTGGTATGTCTTTTTTCGATGTAGTGATCGGTAAGCCTCTGGCGACGACGGAGGAGCGAGCGGAGCATATCGGGCCGATCGCAGGAATTCCTGTGTTTGGGCTGGATGCGTTGAGCTCGGCCGCGTATGGTCCGGAGGCGGCGCTGACGTTGCTGATTCCGCTGGGTGCGGCGGGGATTGCCCATATTGTTCCGATCAGCCTGGCGATTATTGCGTTGTTGGCGGTGGTGTACTTTTCGTACCTGCAGACGATTGATGCGTATCCGCATGGGGGTGGGAGCTACACGGTTGCGTCGGAGAACCTGGGCGAGTCGGCGGGGCTGCTGGCGGCTGCTGCGCTGATGATCGACTACGTGCTGAACGCGGCGGTGGGGATCTCGGCGGGTGTGGGTGCGCTGGTGTCGGCGTTTCCGCGGCTGCAGCCGCATACGCTGGCGCTGTGCCTGGGAATCCTGGCGGTGCTGACGCTGATCAACATGCGGGGGGTGCGGGATACGGGGTCGGCGTTCCTGCTGCCGACGTATCTGTTCCTGGGGACGCTGCTGCTGGTGCTGATTGTGGGCGGAGTGAGGGCGGTGATGGCGGGTGGGCATCCGGCGGCGGTGGTGGCGCCACCGGTGCTGCCGGCGGGTACGTCGATGCTGACGCTGTGGCTGCTGCTGAAGGTGTTTGCGAGCGGATGCACGGCGATGACGGGCGTGGAGGCGGTGAGTAATGGGGTGATGGCGTTTCGCGAGCCGACGCAGAGGAATGCGAAGCGCACGCTGACGATCATCATCGTGCTGCTGATGGTGTTTCTGGCCGGGATTGCGCTGCTGTGCCGGGCGTATGGGATTGGGGCGACGGATCCGACGGGAGCGGGGTACCAGAGTATTCTGTCGCAGCTGACGTCGGCGGTGATGGGGCGAGGGTGGTTTTACTACCTGACGATCGGGTCGATCCTGGCGGTGCTGGCGCTCTCGGCGAATACGTCGTATGCAGATTTTCCGCGGCTGACGCGGGCGATTGCGCAGCGGGATTATCTGCCGCATGTGTTCAAGATTCGGGGGCGGCGGTTGCTGTACTCGCATGGTATCTATGCGCTGGTAGGGTTCACGGGGTTTCTGCTGATTGTGTTTGGCGGGGTGACGGACCGACTGATTCCGCTGTTTGCGATTGGTGCGTTCCTGGCGTTTACGCTGTCGCAGGCTGGCATGGTGGTGCACTGGAGGCGGGAGGGAGGCGCGGGTTCGGGGCGCCGGATGTTTGTGAATGGCGTGGGTGCGGTGGCTACGGGCGTGACGCTGATGGTGGTGCTGGTGGCGAAGTTCACGGAGGGTGCGTGGATTACGGCGATCCTGGTACCGGCGCTGATTCTGGTGATGAGCCGGGTGAAGCGACACTATGACCGGGTGAATCGGGAGATGGCGGCAGACCGGCCGATGCGGCTGGATAATCTGCAGGAGCCGCTGGTGATTGTTCCGCTGGAGCGATGGACGCGGATTACGGAGAAGGGGCTGCGGTTTGCACTGAAGCTGAGCGACCATGTGCAGGCGGTGCATGTGGACGCGGAGGAGTGCAGCGATGAGGTGCAGCAGATGTGGCAGCGGAATGTGGAAGAGCCGATTCGGAAGGCGGGGAGGATGGTACCGGAGCTGGTGCTGGTGAAATCACCGTACCGGTTCGTGATTGTGCCGTTGGTGGACTACATCCTGAAGGTGGAGCATGATCATCCAGACCGGCAGATTGCGGTGCTGGTTCCGGAGCTGGTGGTGAAGCACTGGTGGGAGGCTCTGCTGCATAACCAGCGGGCGCAGCTGCTGAAGCTGCTGCTGCTGGTGCGGGGGAATCACCGAATTATGGTGATTAATATTCCCTGGTACCTGTAG